TTGGTAGTGCCATAATTTTTCATCCTTATAATTTTCGCAACACAGCGGGTATATTTGCTGTGATATTTCTCTCCACTGAGTTCACCACCGTCTGTGTAATTTTATCTGCGATGCTGGGCGGTGTATTGTCAGCATCTAGACTAGTCCACTTTCTAAAAGAAAATTGCACCTCATTTTTGATAATGTCACCAGCAGCTGCTCCTGACAAATCAGTTCCAGTAATGGTTTTTGGCCACATCTCATGTATCTTCAATCCAAATCGTCTTTGGTTGTTTATGTCCAACAGATATATATCTGCCGAACCTATGTACTCGTTGTAATATCCGACATTCCATGTTTCTGGATTAAAACATTTTTGTTGCCACTGTTCAAAGAATACTCTTTCCTCTAGTCCAGAACTCGCTTGAAATGTCATTGATAATTCGCCTGAATATGTTACCTCTTCTGCGATTTCTCTTACAGGCCCATATATATTTTCATCTGGACTCGAAGTCATGTTCCTTCCAGGCAATTGCACGCTCTCGCAACGTAGGGACACACTTCTAGAAGATTCGTTAGTGGCACGAAGACCACTGAATACGTTTAACAGACTTCCGCCTGTCTTTGGTGCGGGCGGGTAAATGAGAACTTCATATCTGCTTGGTAAGGCATATCCCTCATTAGAACGAAACGCAGATAGAATATCGTTCAGTACGCCAAAAGCTGTTCCTTCTATAAAATTAGCCATTAGATCATCGCCCTTGATTCTTTCCAAACCTGAGAAGCCGAAGCTTTCTGAAATCTCTGTACAGGCAATAATGTCGCAATAGTAAATTCGTCTGCATCAATTCTTCGAAAATCTGATTTAGTCTGCCCTGCCAGATATTTGTGTATAGTGGGTTTGACTATGTTAACATTCTTTAGTTTACTGTAGTCCACAACTAACCTAGTTGACTCATCAAATTTTGTGTTATTAGAAAAGTCCACCAGCCTATCTAGTAGTTTAACTCGTAGGGGTATCGGGAGATAATGAAAGTTGATTCCCAGAAACCCATCAGGGTAAGTTTCTAGAGGTAAAACGAGAGGGAAAGTGTCGTAATATGGTAATTGCTTTTTGAACTTTGGGTCATATACGAACATATTCAACTTACCGTAAAAGGGTTTTTTGTCTCTTTTACCATCTCTTATCAAGTCCAGCGTTTTAGGCGTACCGAATTCCTTAATCTTATCCCTGTACCATTGGGTAGATCGTGGACGGCCTTTTGCTTCATCTTTGACTGCTTGTATAAACTTACTCTGTGCCATGCCACTATTTATACGAAATACCCAGATGATCCTCGTTCAGAATCTTAAACTCCATACCATTTCGATCACACCACTCGGTGGCTGATTTCCACTTTGCGGAGTTGACCCCCCATGTCTTTACCTCACCCATGTACTTTCTGGTCTTACGTTTAGGTTCTTTTGGTGGTTCACACTGTTTTTTGGGTTTGACTTCAATAATCATTTTTCTGACACTGTTATCAGCCTGTCTCACTTTTATATAGAAATCAGGAAAGTATCGATGTATTCTACCATCCCATGGCGATAAATAGGGTATGATGATCTCTTCACTGCCCCACTCAAGTATTGCATCACTGGTATCACAATACACCATAAACTTTCGTTCCCAGAGGGAACGGTAAATGATATTATGTGAATCGCCCGTATATTTTTGGGGATTTTGCGGTTTGTATCGACCTTTGTATGCCATGACTTATAAATAATTCTGTATAAGGAATATTTAGACATGCCCGTATTACTCAGTACACTCAAAAATAAGGCTGCAACAGCAGTTGCTTCACAAGTATCCTCTTTCGCAAAGTTTGGGACAAGTAGTGGTGCTTCTGCAATATCAGCTTTAACTGGTAGTAAAGGATTTAGTTCTACCACATCAAAAAATCTTGCATACCCAATCAATGTAGAAGATGATCCTGAGCAGGGCCACTATATTATATTTTACATATATCAGATTGATGATGCTAAACTTGCGAAGAAAGTTGATGCAGCTACGTCCGTAGGTAGTAAAGATTCCGAGCAAATCAATAAAGAGTTACGAAACTCTGATACTAAAGGTATGGCATCTCAATCAGGTAAAGGTGCTGGAAAGTCGCTGTCCATAAAAAGACCCCCTATGAAAAAGATGGATCAGGCTATCGCTTTGTATATGCCTCCCTCTGTAAAAGTTGAATATAAATCAAATTATACAGACCAAGAGATTGGTGCGATTGCACAGGGCGCTGGTGATGTATACAGTGCGTTATCTAGTGGTCAGGGACTCATGTCAGCTCTAGGAGCTGGTGGTGGTGCGATGGTATCAGGATTAGCTGCAGCTGCGGTTAAGAAGGCTGGAAACATGGTATCCGGCGCAAGAGCTATGGCACAGATTGCATCTGGTTTGGCAATATCTAACAAGATGGAATTGCAATTTGAGGGCGTGGAGCGTAGAGACTTCTCGTACTCGTTTACTTTTATTCCCAAGAGTGAACAAGAAGCACAGATTGTTGAAGAGATTGTATACGCATTTAAAAAGAATATGTTGCCTTCTTATGTAGACAGTGTAAATCTAGATTTAAATCCTTTTATGAAGGGGAAAACAAACGTAAAGTTGAATGGTAAGATTATGAAAGTCCCAAATATTTTTGATATTGAATATCAACATAAGGGAAAACGTAACCCATTTTTAAATAGAGTTTCTTCCTCTTATCTAACAGCAATGGATGTTGAATACGGTGGTAATCGATTCAAAGCATATGAACCAACAAGTACAAATGACCGCAAAGGATACGAGGGTGGTGGAAATGGCCCACCCCCACAAAGAACCACGATAAATTTACAATTTAGAGAAATAGAGAAGATGAGTCAAGAACGTATTGAGGCAGGATTCTAATGTATTTTGAAAGTTTTCCAGTAGTGCAATTTGCATCCGTAAAAGGCGGAGAGCCTAAGATTGTTACCAATCTTTTACGCCGTGTTGCTATGCGTTCCCAGATGAAAGACAATACACATATCTTTGATACATACGATGTACAAGAGGGGGAAACACCAGAAATGATCGCTCATAAATTATATGGTGATCCAGAGTTGCACTGGATAGTTCTAATGTCTAACGACATTGTAAATCGTTTTCATGATTGGCCAATGAACACCAATCAATTCCTTGCGTATGTACGAGACAAATACGATAATCCAGATGCCGTGCATCACTATGAAATCAATCAAACCTCTGGTGATACAACACTCAAGATCGATGTGGGCACGTCCAATGCAGATTACCCTACTGCTACAGCTGTAACCAATTTTGAATTTGAGGAAAAGGAACAGGATAAAAAAAGAAAGATAAAACTACTTGATCCTGGCTATGTGCCTCAAGTGGTAGAAGAATTTCAAGAGATGATAAACGAAAGTGATATCTAATGTCAGACGGAGTAAGTTACGCTGGTGAGTTTATTCTAGAGAAATGTGAGATCGTATCCTGTGGTGATGATCGAGTCGATGTCTCTAAAGAACTTCAACAACTTGACATTTATGAGGATATAGATTCACCAGTTCTTCAAGGAAATCTTGTTTTTACAGACAACTTTGGTTTGGTTAATAATTTACCAATCATCGGTCAAGAGACTTTACGCCTCAAAATTCGCACGCCATCTGTTATGTCTGGTGGTTCTTTCGGTGAAGAACAAATCATAGACAGATTATTTTATATTAATAAGGTTCAAGGGGCCAAATCTGTCAATCCTAATGTACAGGCGGTGGCGGTAGACTTTGTATCTATGGAAGGCATTAGAAATAATCGAATTGTTGTTGATAGGATTCTTACAGGAACATATTCTGACATAGCTAAACAAATGTTAAAGAGTGACCTCAAAACTAAGAAAACCGTGTTTGTAGAGCCGTCCTCTGGAGTCAAGAAAATAATTGCCAATGAGGTGACACCTATTGATATTATAAATCAGTGCAAAAATCAGGCTGTATCCAAAGAGAATGGTCAGCCCACATATAAGTTTTTTGAGACACTAACAGGGTTTCATTTTCGTTCTGTACAATCAATGTATGCTACAGAGTCAGCACAACAGTATATAATCGTTGAAAACGAATCTTCAGTAGACGGCCGTCCTGATTACATGGCAGAGTATGCAAGAATAAGAGATTATAATATAGATAGAAGTCCAGACACAATGAATGGCACTGTTAATGGCCAGTTTTCATCTGAACTTACTATACATGACATTTACAATAAAGATATCATAACCACCAACTTTAACTATTTTGATCAATTTAAACCAGAGGCTAAAAACTTCACAATTAATACATATCATAAGAAGGATGCTAACTCAATGTATAGCACAACCGCATATGATCAAGACGGTAGCACTTTAGGTTCTGCTGTCACCGCAAAATATCTTGCTTCTGTGTCGCTGAAAGACCAGAATACAGGTACAGATTCCACAATGGTTAATGGTGACGGAAAATATGTGTTCCAGGCATATAATCCAGACAAATGGTTACAGGCCGGTGTTGCTTTTAATCAGTCATTGAAAAATGGATATGTCATAGATATATCTGCTCTTGGACACACTTACATGAGAGCAGGACAGGTTGTTACAATTAATATTCCTCGCCCAGCAAGAAACAAGACGCCAGATAAGGGCCCTATTAATAGGTTTTATCGTGGGCCTTTTCTAATCAATTCAATTCATCATAGTTTTCTGCCAGAC